CCCCCTACTCCAATGCAACAATTAGAACAGGCTAGATTTTGCTAACTTATCAGCAACCGCTTGCCTGTAGGCAGGGTCTTTAGCGTATCTGGGGTCACTCATTGCAGCAGTGAGTTCCGCAGTGCTTTCAAACTTCCCACCTGTGGATACAGCACCTGTGCCGCCTTGCATAAGGCTAGGTTCTGCCTCAGAACGATAACGTGCATAAAGACCTTGGACAGCAAGTCTAACCATGTTAGGGTCTTGCGTGTCCATTGTTGCATTATAGGCTTGCACTTCTTCGGGGGGAAGATTTTGTGCTGCCCATGTAACCATTTCTGTATATGCTTCGCCCCCACCTACAATAGATTGCATACTAGTGGTCATCTGTGATGCTAGTGCATCCTGACCAGCAATCCACGAATCAACCATGCTTTCAGAAAAGCCAGCTTCTTCTAGGGCGGCATATGCTTCAGGTGATAGTTCACCTGTTTCAGCGTACTCCTGTTGGAATACGTCAAATTCTAGGCCACGGTTGTCCAACAACTCAGAAACTTCTGATGCTGATTCAGAGCCTGAGTATTCAGTACCATCAAACGCATCTTCGGTTTCTTCTGGACTGCCTTGTCCTAGTTTACTCTCTAATTCAGAGTATGCTTTCGCCATGTCTTCTGGCGATTTGAATTTCTCAGGAAGCCAATCAGGACGGTCTACCTCTGCTTGGTTTAGTTCCTTCTCAAGCATTGCTTGAATATGTTCCTGAGATTCAGGCTGCGGTTCTTGATAAGTGTTGACAGTATCTGCCATCTATTACTCCTCTACGGCTGCTTTAGCGAGTTGAGGTGCAGCACTCTGTGCCATACCCATTGCTCCCTGTTCTAACATTTGTTGTTGCATCATTTGTTGTTGCATCATCTGCTCTTGTTGTTTCTGTTCTGCTGATTTAATCAGACCAGATGTATCAATACCAAGAGATGCAGCAAGACGGTCAATGTAGTCACCCAAGTTCATCTCGCTGGCAATAACTTCTGCACCCAAAGGCTGAAGATACTGCAAGAATGTAGCGAGTTTGTTTAGGTCTTGACCACGACCAAGTGCTTCGATACCAGTAACGACAGTAGGTTTGACACTATCCTTCGGCATACGAGGCATCTTGCCCTGCTTGGTAAGTGATTCCAGAAGCAGATTGATAAGTGGTAATTGAAATTCTTGTGATAGAATAGAGTACACACCACCAAGTGCAGTCTCTAGTTCTTGTGCCATGAAGCGTACTTCTTCGGCAGTCACCCGTTCAGCAGCACGTTGTACGGATGAGTTCAACAGGAAGGCTGCGGCAAGCCTGTCGTTAATCATACGCATAGTCTCTAGTGCTACACGGAAGTCACCTGATTTCTGTACCTGTAGTGTTGATACATCATTAGCATCACCGTTAAGGAACGCACCGTTAGGGGCTTTCGACAAGTCCCTGCTCTTAGTAGAGCCATTAGGACGTACCAAGAACAACACTTTAGCAGATGCTGCACTACCCTGTACGATTGCTTGTGTCAATGCTTCAAGGCTACGCAAGTCACCAATGTATTCTTCAATGAAACCACGACCATAATCCTCACCATCAATACGGATAAAACGCAATGGAATGAATGGGTTGTTGTCCTTCTTGAATGTTCCCTTTGAATTAGGTACTTCGATTCCTGCTACTTCTTGCTTCACCTCAAAGCCTTTATCGGTGGCTTTTAGATGGGTGTACAAGTCGTAACTCTTTACTGGTGTCTCACTAGGGGGTATCATAGCCTTTACTGCATCAGGCAGCATCAGAGGCGATACGCTCTCCTTAGTAATGATTTCCAGTAGGTTACCCATTGCATCACGCTTAATGCAATAGCGGTCTGGTCTAAATACTTTCATGCCACCTTCTTTGGGCATATACACAAGTGCGTTACCAGTAACGATAAGCAACTTGAGTGCCTCAAAGACAGGGACACGAATAGACTTGCTTTCAATTTCCTGCATAGCCGCACGTTCAATACGTGCTAGACCTTCCTCAACCTGTCCACGATTATCACCTGCAATCGCTTGCAAGTCAAAGTCATCAATCGTTAGACGGAAGAAAGGACTGTTAGGGGGCAGCAGAGCAAGAAGCAATTTAGACGCAAGGTTGTTTACACCCCTTGCTCCAATGCCTTGATACGGTGTGGCATAGATGGTTGAACCACTATGTCCTTCGTCTGGCAGAAGAGTAGGGATAGTTAGCTTTGCTGCTTCACGCCCACGTTCAAGGAACGTATCACGTTCACTCTCTAGTTGACTGTAGCGTTTTGCTACTGTTCCTACATCTTGTTCCATTTATCTAGTTTCCTGTCGGAATGTTAAGACCTGAAGCCCCTTCACCACCCACGTTTGCTGCTGCTGGTTGCGTGACTAGGGCTTTCTTACCCTTACGTCTACGCTTAAGCGCACCTGCTGCGGTATCCACAGTTGCTTCAACAACTTCAGATTCTTCTTTAGGTGCTGCCGTTGAAGGTGAAGCAGTAACTTTTGTTGGTGCTTTTGGAGCAGGTGGTTTAATAATCTTTTTGGTTTCTTTTAGAACCTTCTTGTATGGTTTCTCCAATACAGGTTCTACAATTTTCTTGTCCACAAATTTGACAAGTTTCTTGACAGGTTTTGCTCCCATGTTATTGTCCACCCTGCGGTATTTGTAGTCCAGAAGCCACACTACCTGTTTGTGCCGACATCTGGTCTGTTAGTTCTGTTTTAAGACCCTTCTTACCCTTCTTCTTTTTTGCCAAAGCATCTGACATAAGGTCAGTTTCATCCAGTTCAATGTCTGGTGTCTTAGTGACAGCACTGACTGGACGGGCAGGAGCAGGAAGAGGGGCTGGCATCTTTGTTCTAAATAGGCCACCCATGTTTATTCATCCTCGAAATCTTGTCCTTGTAATTCTACAAGTTTAGTTATGATTGATTGTTGCCCCCGAAGAAACGCTAGTTCCTCAGGGGTAACTTGATAAAGCGGAAGTTTATCAGGATACAACTTGCGTAGGTGGTTGAGTAATCCATCTGTTATGTTAAAATCGTTACCTAATACTCTCATAATTCACAAACTTTCGCTAATGTTGTAACTTTAGATTTCACAAACGCCAGCAGTACAGGCTAATTCTTGTGAAGATGTAGTGTTATCAAGGACTTCTGTGTATTTAGAGAAGTCTAATGATGGCATCTTTACTTTTAATTCTGCATACTGTTGTTGTGTAATCTCTTCATATGGTGCTTGGGCATACGTATGGTTATCATCTTCACGAGGTAGGAAGGATACACCACACACCTCATCCCAATGTTTCCACACCCATGCACCTACCTCTGCCCATTCATCATCGCCTACATAGATGGTGACTGAAGGGTTGTGGTCTGTCCAATACTTACGGTATGTCAACCATAGTTCAAGATGTTCGATAGCCGAAATATCATGTCGTGTCAGACTGTTATCAGCAGAAGCCATAGGGAAACTAAACACTACGTTCTGAGGATTATAGACATCTACCTCACATGGTACACCCTGCTCCTTCATCCAATCTGCCAGAGGGTCTTTAACATCTGCCCGTACTCTACGGATGTAATGCTTGGCATAGCGAGGGTGGATACCACTACCACTGTTGACAAGTTGTGACACTGTGCCACTAGGCTTGACTGTAGTGATAGCCTTTGATTCTGGGATACCCAGTTTCTTAGCCCACTCCTTGTTTACCTCACGGGTAATGTCTCTCAGTTGTTCCAACGTGCCAGCCAGAACAGACTTCTCGTATTCACCCTGACCTGACATAATCTTATGGTCAAAGATACCAGTGAGGGATACGCCTAAGAGCCGTTCTTCTTCGGAGTTCTTCTTCCACTTCGGTGACAGATATTTGAAGTCCACAAGGGCTGATTGAATCGTCCCGATGATAGTTGCGATTTCGACTTTCCTCTTGAGGTCTTCTGTTCCGTCTGTTTCTCTGATGATAACTTCGGAGAGGTTACAGAATTGCTTGCTTCTGAGACTGATTTCTCCGCAAGGGTTCGTTCCGAAATCATCACGGACTTCTCTGCCAATATCTGCTGCCTTAGTTTTCGCCGCCTCACGGTTGAAGATGCCCCTTTCACCTGACTTTGATTCATAGATTGCTGTCCACTCACGAAGGAAACTACCCATGTCTGGACGTTCTGTAAATGAGATAGAGTTATTGGCATAACTACGGTTGACCTGTTCGTTCCACCAGTTACCCATCTTAGCGTGACGCATACGGTCATCAGTTAGATTGGATAAACTAATCATGGCAGACCTACGGACACCACCAACGACTACTGCTGCTGCAACCTGACACATCAAGTCATGGCACTCAAGGCTGTTTAGTTTACGTCCAGCCGATTTCTTAAATAGACCAACAGTAAACTTAAACAAGTTCTCAAGTGGCTCTGCACCTGATGCTCGTCCACCAAAGGTCTTCAGCCTAGCACCAGCAGGACGTACCTTTGATACATCCCACTGTGGAATTTCACCAGCATACAGGCGAGAGATGAGTTGACGTAGTGCCTTTGCCCAGCCTTCTTTACTATCTGCTACTACAATAATCTCATCGGTGTCGTGTAGTTCTGCTGGTACTTCAGGTAGTTTGTTGATGAAATCACGCTCGACTGAGAAGCCAACGCCAGTGCCACACATCAGTACAAGTAAGGCCTCGTCAAAAGCTTTAGGGTCATCAACAGCAAGAAAACTACAATTATAAGCCGCAACATGATTTCTATCTAACGCCTCTCCTGCTGTCATAATGGTACGCATAGACGGTACAACCTCAAGGTCATGGATAGCCGCCTTAACATCTTGACGTTTCTTGAGAGCAGGAAACTTATCTGTCATGTAGTTCCACCAACGGTCTACTGTTTCTTCCCATGTCTCTCTACGTTCTTTGTCTTCTATCCATCTAGCATATCGACTAGCGTGGATGTACGATTGGTATGCGTCCATTATCGGTTGTCTCCTTCTCCGTGTAGTGTACCTGCTTTTTGTCTGGCAGCAAGTTTCTCCATATTCTTTTCAGCGACAACCTCAAGAGAGATGCCACAGTCATGGGCTAGGGCTGCAAGCATCCACAGCACATCACCCATCTCAGCCTCAATCTTTTCTTTCTGGTCTTCTAACTTAATACCGTCACGCATCATCTTAGCAATCTTACCTGCTACCTCGCCAGCCTCTTCAGCAAGGCCAAGAGCAGGGTATGAGATGCTGTATGTCTTAGGATACACTGCTGTCTTGATAGCAGTACGTTGATAACCTTGTAATGTAATCATCCCTCTTCTCCTACTTCGCCTTCGTCATCTTTGACTGCATAGATTTCTTTTACATAATTGAACGATACACCCTGTAGGAAATCCTTGTATGCACGAAGCATATCAGGCAGGAAACCCTCTGTAGAGAATGTGTGTTCAATCTCTCGCTCTATGTCACCGTCTTCGTTATACGATGTATAACTAAATTTTACTACGTTATCAATCACCAGTTTATTCCTTTTGTTTTCTTCATTAACTCAACCATCTTGTTCAAGTACCAGATTGCTTTCTCTGCATCCTGAATAGGGTTACCCTTCTTGAACAAGCGTGAGCCTGTATATTTAATTACATTTCCATGACAATAACTAATGGCTTCCCATTCGCCAAGCACATCTACGATATAGTCAATGGTTTCAATCTGTCCATCTGCATAGTGTGGTGGACTGTTCACCATATCAGACTGTGTGTCTGCTTGTCGAATCTTTTCCTTCATGTATTCCTCATGTCCTACATAGGTTGCCATAGTTTTACCTCTGCTGTATCAGTGTCATATTCACCGTTCCGTAGGATACGGGCTAGTCGTGCTTGCTCTATTGCTACAGCTTCTGATAAACCTTGTTTAGCAAATGTATCAACGACTGTATCCCATGAACAATTAACGTCAAGAATTTTATTGGCAGTAACACCACCAATTTTAGGACAGCCCTTGTAGTTGTCCGTGCTATCTCCAGTAAGCGTTTGATGGAAGAAGTTATAGTCGGCACTGTCTTCATCGACTTCCACCACTTCTCCGTTAATCCAATGCTTTGCTGGAATAGTAAGCAAGTCTTTGTCCACAGACCAGATAATAGTATCTGGGTTTGAAGTACCAAGTATCCCCAAGACATCATCAGCTTCTAATCCCCTATAAATTATTGTGTTGTATTCTCGCATCATATACTCTCTTGCCCAGTTCAGTAGCATAGGCTTACGAGTATTCTTACGGTTTGCTTTATAGTAAGGAGCAAATTCCTTACGAAAGTTCTGGGTATCAGACAAGGCTATGATGCAATCCTGCACAGGTGCTTCGTCTACTAGGTTAGATATAAAAGTATCTAGCCTAAGTGCAATGTCCTGTTCATGGGAGTGTAGTGTCCACAACCCATCACCCCAATCTATTGGTATCTCACCACCTGCCGCTGCTTTATAAGCAACGATGTCACCATCAACTAGCAAAATCGTCATCGTCCATACCTCTCTGTTCTAATCGTTCCTGTAATTTAATAGCTTCTCTCTGTTGCTCAAGAGTAACTACCTTTATGCCTGTCATAACCTGAACCCAATCAAGATATGATTCGACAATCCACTTAATACATAGACATATTGTAACACCTAAGAAGCAACATGTCAATACTAACTTGAAGAAGAAATCAAAGTCCATTCTTAAATGCCTTGAATACATCACTTGAGAAAAGTTTCTGAAGATTAAGTAGGTACATCTTTGATGCCCAGTTATCCCCACCGTTGACAGTCTTGACATAATCCAACTGACTAATAATCTTTCGTAGATTATCCGTCTTGAATACCAGAGTGGCAAACACCTCATCTTCTACGCACAGGTTGTGAAACCAGTAGTCAGATTCGGTGGCTGCAATGCCACTAGGTTTGCCATAACTTTCATACTCAATGGCAATGTTACCTGTCTTCATCCACATACCACGTTCAGACTTGACCTCAATCTTCTTATCTTGAAGCATGTTGGCTACCATCTGCTCCCTGACCTGACCATACTGTAGGTCAAGGTCAAACTTCTTGCGGTCTTCTTTAGTGGGTGTCAGCCCAGTTTCTTCCATACTTGTACTCACTGTCGAGTTGACATCTGAAGTTGAAATGTTGTTGGACTTCTCGCATACACTGTTGAATGATTCTGCCTGTGGCATCTTCTTGTCCCTTTCTCACTACTAGCTGGACTTCATCGTGGATGAACGCTACAATCTGTGCGTCCAAGTTTGCTTCCTTGATGGCACGTGCAATGAAGACGTACCATGTCTTACAGATTATAGCACCAGCACTCTGTAGTAGAGTGTTCAGCGCAGCGTGGCTATGTCGGATAGGAATGATACGTCCGTCCAGTCCCTTGACCCAGCCACGATTGTCTGCTGCTTTAGATACAGCATCCTTTAGATACTTGAGGGCAGGTAGTTTAGCCAAGAACTTCTTCTTGATTGCTTTACCTTCCTTCGCACCCTTGCCAATAATCTTACCTGTCTTCTCGTCACCACTGCCATACAAAAATCCATAGATGAATGTCTTGGCGTTGTTACGAGTAGGTAGACCAGCAGCCTCTTGGTTCTTGGTATGAATGTCACCATTCACTACCTCATGTGCATAGCCCCCATCATCATAAGCAGCCATGTAATGAGCAAGGCAGCGCAACTCCAAACCAGAAGCATCCGCACCAAGCAAGGAATAGTTGGGGGGTGCAGTAAAAAGTGACCGACACTCTTCACCATAAGTAGCACCAACCGAAGGAACTTGTGCCAAGTTCGGATGACTGTGCGTACACCTCGATGTGACAGCCCCCATATGATTAACGCTTCCATGTATCTTGCCATTGTTCTCCATCTTGAGCCATGCTTGGTTGCCCGTAGCAATCTGCCCAATCCGCTTGTTCAGTAGTAGATACTCACTGAGTAGTTCAGCCTCTGGTATTTCAATAGAAGACAGTACAGTCTCATCTACCTTAGGCTCACCAGTATCAGTGAAGGCTTCAGGCTTCCATCCCTTCTTCATCAGACGGTCAGCAATCTGCTGTCGTGATGCAGGATTAAATGGAATAGTCTTAGTCTTAGTCTTGAGTTCTACAATCGTAGGCTCAAATGTTTTCTGCAAATCAGCTTCAATGTCAGCCTTGCGCTGGGCAAGGGTGGTGTACAAAGACTGTGCTGCTTTGGTATCAAACGGAAAGCCATAGTCCCTCTGCTTTATAAGGAGTGTATGCAGTTCCGTTTCAAGGTCAAGCGCAGCCTGACTAAAGTTTTTAGAAACAATCTTTTCATAAAGTTTCTTTGTAACCAATGTGTCTTGGATACAGTAGGCAAGCATCTCATCGGAGTATGCTGCAAAGTTCTCGCTACTATCAGAGAAAACACCTTTTAATTCTCCTAACCTATAACCCCAAGCCTTCAGGCTGTGTCGCCCAATCAACTTGGTGGGGAAGTCACCCCGTTTGTGTAGCTTGAAGTCAATCTCCTTGACATCAGGCCAAATGGTTCGTGAATATACCAACGTATCTATCACTTCACCTGTGTAGGTGTAGTCGTATAGTTTCTTCATCACACGCAAGTCATAATCTATGACGTTGTGACCAATCAAAGTGGTGGCCTTGTCCATAAAATTTATGGCTGCTTGCGTCTGTGTTGGGTCAAAGGTGTGTACCTCATTAGTCTCGACATTCCTGAATACATGACACCATACCTGTGTTACATCATCAAGTAAGTTGTCTGCTTCAATGTCCCATATATATTTCATACCGTGTCTCCGCACTGGTTAAAAGTCTATCTCTTCATCCTCTTCGTCATCGAAGTGGGTTTCTATCATGCGTCCTGTGTCGGTGTCATATTTCAAAGAACAACATAAGCCTGTCTCACCTGACCATCTGTTCTTCAACACCCTCACCTGACTAACATGTGGGTTCTCTTTATCTTGCTGATTCCTTTCCAATCCTATAACGATGTCACTCAGTTGTCCGATAGCAGCACTACCACGCAACTGTGAGATACTAGTTTGTGCGCCATCCTCGTGTCCCCTGTCACCAGACGGACGCTTCAGATGTGAGATGAGTACGAGGCCACAGTTCAACTCTTCAACCAATGCACGAAGCCGTGTCATTGTGTTGTCAATTAGTCTGCGTTCATCGCCGCCCTCTAGCCCACTAACAACAATACTAATATGGTCAAGTACGATATAATCGCAGCCGCAACCATGCACCAAATAGCGTATCTTTGACAGCAGGTTATCGCTATCAGTAGAACCCCAGTGGTCATACAGATAAACCAGACCAGACCCAACGGTAGCATCGAAGGCATTTCTCAACTCCTCTTGTGGTACGTCCTCACCTCGTAAATGGAGAGGCTTGTTCATCTCAATAGACATGAGGCCTAGTGCTGTACGCTTAGTCGATTCCTCTAGCGCAATGTAGCCTAGCGTATGCCCATGCCTGATGAAGTTGTGTGCTAGTTCCCTAGCCAACTGGGACTTACCAATACCAGAGCCAGCAGTCAGTGTGACTATCTCACCCTTGCGACACCCACCTGTCTTTTCCTGCATCCCAACATAGGGATAGGGGACTGAGTGTTTGTCATCGGTGGTAATGATGGTGTCCCACATCTCTGTGCCAGCCACAATACCATCTGGTCTAAAGGTCTTGGCTTCCCACACTGCATCAACCAGTTCCTTGACCCGTCTATTGACGAGCATATCATTGGCATCCTTCAGGGGTAGTGTTGCTATCTTACACTTGTTAGGTGGGAGAACAGACGCACATTCCTTTGCTGCCCTCTGACCCTGTTCGTCATTGTCAAACATCAGGACGACATACTCATACTTGGATAACCACTCAATAGATTTACCGATGGCTTTCTTTGCTGACGTAGCCCCTGATGGTAGAGATACTACAGGCCACTTGTTATCCATAGCCTGTGATAGAGAGAGGGCATCCAGTTCGCCTTCCACGATAGTGATAAACTTACCATGCCTACCATCTCTCCATAGATGCTCACCATACAGGCCAACATCTTTAAGTGTACCCACAACAGAGAAGTCTTTGTTGGCAAAGCGTATCTTCTGTGCCTTCAAATCACCTGCTCTGTTGCGGTAGTTTGCAACCTGAACCTTCTGCCCTTTGTAATCAGATAGACCATAACCCCAGAACTCACAGGTCTTCTGAGTGATGCCACGTTTCTTTAGTTCCATGTATTCCAAATCTAGGAACACACTGTCTACAGTTTCTAGCATAGCCACCGCCTCAGTCTGCTTGTCAGCAGGGGTTAGGGTTTCACATGAGAAGCACCAGTGATTACCATTACTATATAAAGCATTGGCATCACTGCTACCACAGTGAGGGCAAGGTTCATGTCTGATGAACTCTGCTTCCTCATTCATCATCATGTTCATCACGTGTCGCTTCTTCAAGAATCTCTACAACATTTGCAAGTTCCTTGCGAATCTTATCAAGAACCTCATCAGGATACTTGTCCCTATCACCTACCATAATGTAGGCCATAGTCTGATAGTCTACGAAGTCATGTATCTCACACTCGTCAATGAAGACAGAGACACGAAGACCTTGTGTGTCGAGTTCGACATTCACATCCACATCGGATGCAATCTCTTCTGTAATCTCAATGATACTCATATCAACCATTCCTCTGGTATCGTTGCTTCTGCCCAGACAAAACCATTACGGTTTGCCCACTCTGCACAGGTCATCTTAGACCCATCCTTTCTCTTCTTTGCTCCCTGTATTGTAGCCGTAGCGTTCTGGAATACGAAGCGGATGTCCAACTCTGGGTGCTGTGCTTTGACAGCCTTCATCTTTCGTTGGGCATCCTGCCTAAAGTATCCCTTCAACTCTACATACAATGTATCAGACAGCCTAAGGTCTGGGATGTATTGGCGTTCCACTGAGTATGTTATCTTGTCTGGTTCATACTCAAATGAAACGCCACGATTACTTAAGTCACCGATGACCCGTTCCTCAAAAGTCCCCTTCGGCATCGTCTACTACTTCATCCTGAAAGACATCTGAGTTATCATCCTTGCGTACTGCACTGGCTACAAACCCATCCTCTTCATCGAAGATAGACGAGGCAGTGTTGCCATACTCTACAAGGTTGATAATCTGCACAGCCTTGAGGCGTAGCGTGACACCTACCTGCTTGGTTGATTGCATCATGTATGGTACAGGTTCAACTGCTACCTTGACGAGTGACCCGTTGCCCACCAACTGAGAACCATCCATCGGTGTGCGCTTGGCATCTACCACTGCTGGCTTCTGTTCGTAGACCCGTCCATCACGAGACTTGACACGGGCTTTCATCTTGGTCTTGAACAGGATGTTACCTGTCGGATTACCAGCCTCGTCAGTGTCATTCTCAAACGGGTTACGTGTGGACAGGACACTCTTAAGTTTAGGTTGTTCCTTGACAACTTCTGCTAACTTGGCTTGCGCCATGTTCTCTAGTTGTTCACACACTTCTGCTGCTTCAGTCTCAGGTACAACTACCTGAATACTGTATTCACCCTCTGGTACAAATCGTGTGTCTGGTTCAAACACTTTAGTCCAGAGTGCATTGCCTTTAATAACGAGCATATATCATTTCTCCTATCGCTGCGTTGTGTTAATGCTAGGTTGTAACTTTAGAAATCTACGCAAAGAAGTATTCAGATTTCATTACGTTGGATAAGTCTAGGTTACCCTTGCTTGGTGGAACTGGTACATCTTCAGTTCCAAGTGTAATTATAGCATGTTGCCTGAGGTCTGTCAACACATCATGCTCTTCATACATGGTTACAAATTCCTCTCGCAAGATTTCTGACATGGCAATCATGTTGGACGAGTGTGTCCCATAACTATCATGCACCATTGCGAAGTCCTGCATCCCTGCCTTGACACACTTGTTGATAGTCTTGGTCATGGCTGCTGCATCTAGCGAGTGGATAAAGTTAGGGCTACTGCCCAGCCCAGTGCGGTGTCGATGCACACTGTTCTCTTTCTCCTTTGGGAAGGACAGGGATACAACCTCGCCAGAGATGTGCGTCTTGATGCGCTTCTGTTGCATCTCATGGTATTGCTGTAGCACTACCCAACCTGTCGGTGTCACCCATTCCATGTGCTTCTTATGGTCAGCATACACATCTGCTATGCTCTTGATATAATCCATCACCTGCCTTGCGGATTGAATAACACCAGCAATAGATTCCCAGACATGTCCTGCCAGATACGATGAAGCATCGAACAGGTCATCACCAAACGGATTGGGTGTCCCCTCTTTTATCTTGTCTCGCATTGCCTCTTCGATGTATGTCCTGCAAGCGTGACGAGTGCCAGAGTAGGGGACAATCATAACAGGACGCTTCGCTAGTTTCCTGTCGATACCAAAGGCTAGGCATTGCCGTGCCAGTGGTGTGTTGTCCTGTTGCACACGCTTGATAGTCTCGTCTGCCACCTGAGTATAGATGTCTTGTGGTAGGTCAGCC